AGATGAGTAGCACCAAATTCTGCTGCATAGGCTTCAAAAATTCTACGTCCAAAATTGTTCTCTCGAGCAATACGGATGTCTTCTTGAAGCTGTGTTAGTTCGGCCTTCAAATGACGGCTAACAGCTTGGCTCATCTTATGGCTTGATTCTGCCACAAAACGAGCTTTGAGCGATTCCAATTGATCCCGAGCTTCACGAATCAAACGTACCTTGGTTTCCACCACGTCACGTTTGTCCTTGCTGAACTCAGTGATTTCTTTGGCCAGTGCACTGACCACAAAGCCTTCCAGCTTTGATAGTCCTTGACTGTGCGCCTGACGGTCTCGGCGTAGTTCGCCAATTTCTTCAGCCAATTTGGTTACCATAAAGTTGTTGAACTTGGTAGCCGATTCTTTCATCTTGGCTTGGAAACGCACACGATCTTCGACCAACTGTTGCTTTTCAGCAGCAATCTGTGCCATTTCTGTCTGCAGACCTTCTGTTACCATCTTATCTAGGGCTTCAACCATGACTGATTTGTCATGCTCGTAGCGTTGTGCAAACTCCTCACGAAGTTCGGCACGCACTGATTCGCGAGCCTCTGACAGCTTGGCTTCCCAAGCTTCGTTGAGTTCTTTGCTGACTTCCTCGTTGATCAGTCCGCTTTCGAGCAATGGTTTAATAGCATCAAACATGCCCGGTTCTCCTTAGATTTTGAGATCTTTGATCAGGCGTTTGATTTCCCGACTCAAATATCTCTGCACTTTGTCACTCTCCCCACTCTCGCGTGCCATTTCCATAAGTTTATGACCATGACGCGTGTTCATGAGCCCTTCATAGATAGCACGTGGATATGCATTGGGTGCACTGGGTTGAGCAACCACATCTATAGTGACTATTTCAAAGTCACTTACATGTCCTGTTCTGTCATCAACGTTACCTGATCCTCGACTGCTGACTCCCAACTTCACTCCTGATTGAATCAGCGTTTTTATTAAATTACCCATAGGCGTAGGAAGAATCTTGAGCTTGCCACAACCAGCATGTCCGTCCATCCACATTTTTTCTACAGAATGACACACACGATCCAAATTGATTTTGAGATCGTCGGGATGGTCCACTTCACCTAGTACGGAATTTCCGTTGCGAATCTGCTCATTGATAGTTTCTACTGCCTTGTGTATTTCTTGTCGGGGATAAATGCGATCATTGGCATTGCGTTTATCGCCTTCAATACAAATGCCTTCAAGGTAAAGATGTTTTCCGCCGCTAACATCAGATTCTTCTAAAACTCTGATGTTAGCCTGCGTAAAAGTAAGATCTTCTCTAAGATAACGTGACATTTAGTTGTGCCTTAGCGTCCGCTTGGCAGTGGGCTCGTGGTGTTTACACCAGTGGCCTGTGCTAGATGCGGCTTGGTAGCTGGGCTTTGACTTTTCATACTGGTGCCGGCCTTGTTTTGAAAATCACTGATCAAGGGCTTGGTTGTTGGCGCCGGACGTCCTTTGGCTTCTGTACCAGTGGCATGAACTGGTTTTACTGTGCTTCCCACTGGACCTTTTGCGCCGGCATTGGCAGCAACGTTAGACTTTTTGTTTACACTACCTTCTTCAGAAGTCACTGGTTTTGGAGCAGCTTTCAAACTTACAGCTTCGGCCATAGGTATCATTTCTTCAGTATCGTCTACTTCAATGGCATCACCGCCTTCATCGGCACCAAAATCATCACCGTCGCCCATGTCATCATCGCCCATGGCGGCTTCAAATTCTGCCATGAGTTCGTCTAATTTTGCGTCGAGATTCATAATATCATCTTTGGTAGCCGGCTCACTGCCTTCCATGTCATCATCGGCCATGTCATCATCGGCCATGTCATCTTCGGCTTTCATGCTCATGTCATCTTCGGCTTCCATGCTCATGTATTGTTGTTCGTCAGTTTCCACTTCATCAATCAAATCGTCAGCAGCATCACCGCCCATGGCACCTTCTTCCATTTCTTCAGCTTCTTCCATTTCTTCCTCGTTCATTTTACGATGTTCTTCATCGTATTCAATGTCCTTGGTGACTTCACGGCCGGCTTTTTCTGCACGATCGTCACGACGATGAGTGCTCTCCTCGTCCAACTCTTCTTCTGCCATTAGGTTCTCGTAAATTTCACGACTTTTAGCTACCACAATGTCATGAAAAAGTTCACGAGCTTTGTTTTCTTCATCATTGATCACATATTCGATCAACTGTTCAAATTTGTTCATAAGAGGAGACTCCTTTAGGTAAAGTGTGTTGTTATTTACATAACACACCTAAAATCCAAAGAGTTAGCAGTAAAAACTGGTGTTTTTATTTTGCCCGATACTAGGCTATGGGCTGAGGGGGCGGAGAGTATTGAGCACGTACCAATTTGAGTTTTTCTTTTTGCTCATAGGCACGAATATCGTTCATCTTGCGCAGTTTATTGAGTTGTCGCAAGGTAAGACGGGTTTTACGTAAATCGTTGAGAGTTACCTGAGAGTTATCGTCTGCAAGGTCTTGCAGCGCCACAGGTTCTCTTTCAAATACTTCAGTCAGTTTCATAATGTATATTTATACACCAGGAGCCCCAGCAGGGCCACCCGGTGCTACAGGGGCAGCTGGCCCTGCGCCAGGCACACTAGGTGCAGCACCTGGCAAACCTTCTTGGCCAGCAGGCACCATGTTTTGAGCCACATCTTGACCCATAGCGATGTCACTTTCCATGCCAGCTGGACTTACACCCACGGAACGCAGATCTTGTCCTTGAGGTGTGACTTTTGAAGTATCTTCACGTTCTTCGCGCCACATGCGTTCATTTTCAGCAATTTCGTCTTCGGTTAGACCCAAAAATCTCTGGAGCATAAATCGCTTGCTCATGTAAGGCAAAGGTTCAACTGTGGTAAAACTTTGAATACGAGAAGTATCTAGTTCAGCCTGGCGATAGCTAGCAAAGTTCTGTGGAGGGCAAAATTTTAGATTAAACAGGCCTGAATCAATGTTGAATCCTCGCCATTTTAGAAACATCTTGAATTCATCGTCTAATTTTTGCGCAATGAGATTTTGCAATCTTTCACAGTATTGATTGAATCTGTACTCTTGAATCAATGCTGTGCCTACTTTACCGTCAGTGAGAGCGCGATCAGAATCATCTGGACCAGTGGGCAAATAACTGGAAGGCACACGCAGACCCCGTGCCATTTTGTTGTTGAAATATTTGAGGTCATCGATTTCGCCGAGATTTTGACCGCCTGGCAGTGTTTCAACCGACGACCCACGGCCATCTTGCCCTTGTGGGAAGAAATAGTCTTCGCCCACGCTCAAGGGATTGTAAGCTGCATCCATCATGTTGGCGCCGCCGCCTGTGACAGTGGGTATACGACGCTGATGCATTTCATTTTTCACACGTTCCACAAACTGCATGGCCAAGTGGCTGGGCATGTTGCCCACGTCGATCTTGAAAATTCTACGTTCAGGGGCTCGTTGCACTCGATAAATCAGTATGGAATCTTCCAGCAATTCTTTTTGCTTGAACACTTTCCAAATGTTTTCTAAAATACTTTTTCCAAAAGGCCAAAATGTGTCCAAACCTTCGTTGAGACTGAGATGAACTATGTGTTTGGCATCCAAACACGTTTCATTCATGGCTGTCATAAATCTACTGTTGCCCACACCCCCGCCCATGCCTCCATTGGGCATGGTATAGTTGGATGCACCTGATATAGACCCTGTCACAGGATTGGTCATGTAGTCAGTGGTTGTTTTTGCTGCCACCGTCATATTTTGAAAATTAGGATTTATGTCGCGAATTACATACTGTTCTGGACGTTTGCCTTCTGACTCGTTAACAATCACACGAGCTACCTTTGACATGTCAACCCAATACATTTCAAACGTTTCTGGGTCGCGCACAAATATTTGATCGCCATACTTCACTGTGTTTCTAAACAGCTTGAATATTCGCTGATCTAGCTGATTCATTTTGACCCACTGTTTTAGCTGCTTTCGAAGAATATCTACTTCGTGATCGGTAGGATCTTCAGCATAGTCTATTTCAAACGGGGTGTTGTTTTGTTCATTGAGCTGTGTTGAAAATTCGGCAATGATGTCCAAACAGGCATTGACTTCTGAGTCCATGTCCATGTTTTCGTACTGATTATAACGTTCAATTCTGTTAGGGTGGCCTGAATATACTTCAGGTAGTCGGGATGCATAGTTGCGAAATGTAAACAGATCTGTGTGACCTGAACTTCCGTCATTTTTTCCGTAGCCTGGTAAACCAAACTGATTGGTACCAGATATAGGACTCATTTGCCCAGACATATCAGCTACCTTGAAATATTTTCGCCAACCTTGAGTGCGTTCTGCCATAGTGGTTTATTTACCGTTAGTTTTGAGCAAAACGAACTAACTGATTCAAAGAATCGTTGGCGCCGCGATTGGCACTTTCGATCTGTTGTAGCACTCGCAGTGATTCTGCAGTGACATCAATATCATTCGCCCGTGGCATACGATCAATCATGCTTTGCATAGCTGACTTGAACTCTATCACAATAGACTTCATGGCATCAACAACTTCTTGGTTGCCAAACATCGTTACAGGCACTGCACCGTCTTTTAAAGGAATTATGGCTTCCGGGCCAGCTTCTCCTGCAATTACAGGGCTATCAAAAATGCCTCCATCCTTGGCCATTGGGAAAGCATTGCTAGCCAATTCCACAACAGTAGGTGCTCTACCTCCTACTTGTTGGTACCATCGACTATTGCTTAGACCTTGAACAAGCTTGTTATTATTTTTTTCTTGCAATGCCTTGTAGGTATTTGGCCAGTTAGAATTTGATAACCAATTGGGCCCCATGTTGAAAGTAAGGTCAGTCATAGCAGCTCGACCAACATCTGTCATTGCACTATAATTTGGAGTTCTTCTCTCTGCAGCTTCCTTGTGTTTTTTATAATCTTGTTCAAACATAGCCATAATTTCATCGCGGCTAAATTCACGATCCCATTCTGCAGGCAGAGTTTTACCATCCCCGATTAGATGCCCAACACCAACTGTCCATAGCCCTCTGGTATCTTGATAAGGCCTAGTTTCCATGCCCTCATGGGCTATGATCATTGCCTTGATATCATCATCTGACATAGACCTATTACCCGCCGCTCGTGCTACACTGGGGCGAGCCCGTAAAGGTTGGTTTTGAGATTGATCAGCAGGCCTTACATTAGGTATTCCTCCATCTTGACCAGCCGGAGGAGGTTGCACACTCCGACCCTGACCCCGAGCTGGAGCTGGAGCAGGAGCTGGAGCTGGAGCTGGAGCTGGAGCAGGTGCTGGAGCTGGAGCAGGTGCTGGAGCAGGTGCTGCTGCTGGAGCAGGTGCTGCTGCTGGAGCAGGTGCTGCTGCTGGAGCGGGTGCTGCTGCTGGTGCTGGTCCTGGTGCTGCTGCTGGAGCGGGTGCTGGAGGATTGAGAGCCGCAGCGTTTGCTGCTAATCGTGCACGTCTGCGTGCATTTAATAATTCTTGAGCTGCTGCACGAGCAGCCAAAGCTGCAGTTCTTTGTTCTTCCTCAAGTCTGCGTCTTTCTTCTTGAGAAACATCGCCTCTAGCCTCGGCAGCAGCCAGTGCTGCGTCAGCAGCATCTGCTCTTTCAGCTGCAGCTCGATGTGCTCTTTCTTCTGGTGTTCGAGGTTCGGGTCTTTGTTCGGGTTCATCAACCGGCAGTCCGGCTCTAACGCGTTCATATCGTTGTTGAGCCTGATCACGTTCGGCCTTGGCTGCCCTGGCGTCGGCTTTGGCTGTTTCTAGTAATTGTTGAGCTGTAGCCACTGCCTCTGGAGTTTGTGCTTCATCTGCAGCGGCCTGCGCTTCAATTACCCGCGCCATGGCCTCTGACAGTTTGGTTTGTGTTTCGGTCAAATTGTCTGATGCTTTTTTCTCTGCTTCATATTGTCGTTTGATGGCTCCTGCGCCTGGCAGCAATCTCGACACATATTCAATAACTTTACCAAAAAATTCTGTGCTTTTGGTTGCTGGCTGGATACCATAACGTATGAAGTCCTGCATGTTTTGCATGGAATTTACTTGTTGCAGTCTCAAACTGGTTTGGCGTTTGAGCTCATCGTCCATGGCATCACCAAAAATACCCTGTCTTTTGGCATTGCGTTCTATGATTTGTTCTTGTCTTTCGAAGCCACCGGTCAACAACCGACTTGTTATTCTAATAGCACCGGCGATATCTGTGAAAGTTGTGTTGAAATTGCCCAACACCCCCTGAGTTTCGCCAAACATGTCCAATGATCTTTTGAGAGCCATGGCCATTCGGTCAGCAGCTTGCGCAGCAGTAATCTCTCCATTACTGAGCTCTTGTTGAATCTGCATGGCCTCACCTTGGGTAGCACGCATGAGTTTTTGGGCTGCTTCGGTACGCAGATTGCCGCTGACAATGTCTGCGAACCCGTCACCTACTTCTTTGCTGTCTTTGCTCAGCAATAAAAAAGTTTTTTCCAACCGTGCTGCTGCCTCCTCTTGTCCGGCATTGCGCAACGCAAGAGTTTTTGCAGCAAAAATTTCTCTATTTCGCACAGCTTCTCTAGAATCTTCTTGTTCTTTACGAGTCATGCCCAGCAGTTTGGTCAGTGCATCTTGCTCCAAAAGATATTTTCTAGTGCTTTCGGACAGCTCTGCATTGTTACGATTTTGTGTCATACCAATGCGGCTTTGCAGCTTGATGTAGCCAGCAGTGGCTTCGTTGATTTCTTTCTGTGTCATTCCTGCGTTCATCAA